TTATTGCTGGTTGGGTACAAGCACATCCTAATGACAATCATGTTATTATTAGTACTGACGGTGACTTTGCACAACTTATTGCACCTAACTGTAAACAGTATAACGGCATACAAGATGTTACAATTACACACGAAGGTTACTTTGACAAGAATGGCACGCCTGTAGTTGACAAGAAAACTAAAGAGGACAAGCCTGCACCGCAGCCTGATTTTATGTTATTTGAGAAGTGTATGCGTGGCGATACTAGTGATAATGTGTTTAGTGCTTATCCCGGTGTACGTAAGAAAGGCACTAAGAACAAAGTTGGCCTTATTGAAGCATACGAAGATAAGAATACAAAAGGCTACAACTGGAACAACATGATGTTACAACGTTGGACTGATCATGAAGGTGTAGAGCATCGTGTACTAGATGACTATCAGCGCAATGTTGTACTATGTGACTTGACTGCACAGCCTGCAGACATTAGAGAAATAATTAATAACACTATTGCAGAGAATGCAAAGCCTAAAGAAGTATCGCAAGTTGGTATGAGACTTATGAAGTTTTGTGCTAAGTGGGATATGCAACGTATTGCAGATCAGGCAGCAACCTTTGCAGAACCATTACAAGCGAGGTACCCACAATGAGTATAAAAGCAAGAACTATTTTAAAAGATAAATTTTGGATAGTAGAGGAAAATGAAGTAAAAGTTGGTACACTAACTGTTGACGATGATAAATTTATGTACAGTTCATCCGAAGGTACAAAATATTTTAATAGCGAAACTGCATTAAAGAAATCTTTTGGAGATAAATTTCAGATTAGTCAATACGAACCTGAAAAAGAAAAGTTTATTGAAAAGGATGTTTACGGATACCCTACAAGTTGTACCCCACATAATCCTGTATTAGATGTAGTACGCAAGTTACCATTATTTACTAAGAGTGTAAAATCTAAAAGCCTATATTGTGCAGGTTATTATATTATACATTTTGACAAAGGCTGGGTTAAAAGTTTTTGTCCAAAACAGATCACAGTTGAGCGTTACGAAACACAAGGCCCGTTTAAAACAAGTCTTGAAATGAAGCAAGCATTGAGTAGAGCAAATGCAAAATGATCCTTTAAATACTGCTCCAATACAGCAGTTCATACAACAAGTTAAAAGTGCCGATTTAAGTAATGCTAGAGAAGTTAAATTAAGTATTACACAAGCAAAAAATCTAGCATACACACTAGGCACAGTTATGGCTAGATTAGAAGGCGACCTTGAGCGTTACGTAAAAGCAAACTCTGGTTCATCAGAATCTATTGAAGTACAACTGGATGGCGGAGATGGTTGGAAGTAAACTACATACTTAACTGTAAAAAGAGATAAATATATGCGTATATAATTTTAAGGAGTATACGCATATGAGTAGGCCTAAACCAACCGTATTACTAGAATACATAGATAAGAAAACTTATAGAGCCGAACAAGTTCTAGATGCAGATGCTATCTGGGCAGTATTCTACAACAACAAACCCTTCAACCTAAAGAGCTTAAACTCTATTACAAACTATCCAGGACCTAAGTATAAAAAGGTATCTTTTTCTAATCCCGGACACGCACATAACTTAGCGGCCAAGTTAAACGACATGTTTAATACAGACGAATTTTCGGTATATAAGTTAACAGCAGGTGAATTAGAAACAGACGAATGAACTGGAAAGACACATATACTAAAATCTTTCTTAATCAACTAGGCAAAACTTCGAATAACATTACTGTTAAGGAGTTTTTTCCTCTTTGGTGGAAGAACACTAGAGAAAGCGGCGGTCTTCGACTAACCGACGAAGGCTTCGATATCCTAACGGAAATTGATCTAGCAACATACGAAGTGCCATTCCCTAGAGATATGCCCCTTACTACCCAAGTAATTATATTCTTAGACAACTTTATTGACTGTCCGTACTATCTTACCAACAGAGCAATACACGTAACGAGCGAAAAGAAGGCAATGGAACTGCATCTTTTCAGTGGTGACTTACGTAAATATGGTTTAACTAAAGCCATGAATCGCCAAGATAATTCCAAATAACTGCAAAAAGAGGTTGACATTCTGTGTGTAGAGTGTATACTATATGTATAGTTAGAAATACAGCACTGTTTCACAATAGAGGGAAAACAAAATGGAAAATACAGCAATCCGCACAGTAAGTCCTAATAAGGCAAAAAAATCAATTAATCATGCTCTTAAAAAGAAGCGTCCTATCTTTCTTTGGGGACCTCCAGGTATTGGTAAGTCAGAAGTAGTTGAACAAATTACTAATAGTCTTCCTAAGTCGCACTTGATTGATATTCGACTATCACTTTGGGAACCTACAGATATTAAAGGTATTCCGTACTTCGACAGCAACTCAGGTACAATGGTTTGGGGTGCGCCTAGCGAACTTCCAAGCGAAGAGTTTGCAAAACAATATGACAACATTGTACTTTTCTTAGACGAAATGAATTCGGCAGCGCCAAGTGTACAAGCGGCAGCATACCAGTTAATTCTTAATCGTCGTGTAGGACAATACAAATTGCCAGACAATGTTTTAATTGTAGCGGCTGGTAACCGTGACGCAGACAAAGGTGTTACATACCGTATGCCTGCTCCGTTAGCTAACCGTTTTGTACACTTAGAACTTGCAGTATCATTTGATGATTGGTTCGAATGGGCTGTTAACAATAATATACACAAAGACGTTGTAGGTTTCTTACAGTTTAGTAAGAAAGATTTATACGACTTTGATCCTAAAAGCCCTTCACGTTCGTTTGCAACACCTCGTTCTTGGACATTTGTAAGTGAACTAATTGAAGATGATTTAGATACTGAAACTACTACTGATTTGGTTTCAGGATCAGTAGGTGAAGGACTTGCTATTAAGTTTATGGCACACCGTAAAGTAGCATCATCTATGCCTAACCCAAGTGACATTTTGTCGGGTAAGGTTAGAGAGTTGAAACAGACAGAAATCAGTGCAATGTATTCCCTTACTGTTTCACTATGCTACGAACTAAAAGAAGCGTCAGACGCAAACGATAAGATGTTTGATGATAAAGTTAATAACTTTTTGCGCTTCGCAATGGATAACTTTGAGACTGAGTTAGTTGTAATGGGTGTTAAAGTAGCACTCACTCAGTATGCATTGCCCATTGATCCAGACGAAGTAGAATGCTTTGATGAATTCCACGATCGTTATGGTAAGTATATTAAGGCAGCACAACAGTCTTAATAGGTGTGTTGGGTTTGGGCGATCCCGTAAAAAATCGCCCAATTCTTCTTGACATTATTAGTAAATAATAGTATAATATATGTATAGAAAGCAACAAAGTGAGAGGCACAATATGTTAGATTTTTTACCACAGCATGTAGCAATGCAAATGTCTACAGAAAAAACTGCAAGTAAACTAAAGAATTGGCAGCCTGATCCTAATATTACTCCAGAACAACTAGAAGAAATGCGTGTAGAAGTATATGACCGCATTATTGTTGCTCGTGTAGGTTTGCTGTTGCGACATCCATTCTTTGGCAATATGGCTACACGTTTACGCATTTTAGCCGCAGATGACTGGTTACCCACTGCCGCTGTAGACGGTCGCAACCTCTACTATAATACTCAATTCTTTAATGCAATGAATAATAAAGAAATTGAGTTTGTTGTTGCACATGAAATTTTACATATGGTATTTGATCACTTAGGACGCAGAGATGATCGTAATCCTATGTTATACAATATTGCTGCCGACTACAAAGTAAACAACTTATTAGTCCGTGACCGTATTGGCGAAAAGCCTAAAATTGTAGATTGCTTTCAAGACTTTCAATATGATGCAGATACGTCAGAAGAGATCTATGACAAATTGTTTGAAAAAGCAAAACAAAATATGGAAGATTTTTTAGAGCAACTTGCTAGTGAAGGTGAAATGCTCGACGAACATTTAGATGATGGAAGCGACACCGACGGCGAACAAGGCGAAGAAGAAAAAGATGTAAACGGTAATAATGTTTCTAAAAAACGTCCTAAATTTAGCAAAGAAGAAATGGCTAAGATCAAAGACGAAATTAAAGAAGGAATGATGACTGCCGCACAGGCCGCTGGTGCTGGAAATACACCAGGTGAAATTACTCGAATGATCCAAGAACTCACAGAGCCTAAAATGAACTGGCGTGAGATTTTACAGCAACAAATACAGTCAACTATTAAGAATGATTTTACATTTAGTCGTCCAAATCGTAAAGGTTGGCATACAGGTGCTATACTACCAGGACAAGACTTTGACGAGACAATTGATATATCTGTTGGTATTGATATGTCAGGTTCAATTGGTAACTCACAAGCAACAGACTTTTTAAGTGAAGTACAAGGTATTATGGATCAGTATCAAGACTATAATATAAAAGTATGGTGCTTCGATACTAAAGTTTACAACGAACAAGATTTTACTTCTGACAATGGCGAAATATTACAAGACTATGAAATTGTTGGCGGTGGTGGCACTGACTTTATGGCTAACTGGACGTATATGAAGGAAAACGATATTGTTCCTAAAAAGTTTATTATGTTTACAGACGGTTATGCGTGGGATAGTTGGGGTGAAGAAGATTACTGTGATACTATCTTTCTTATTCATTCACATCATGATAAGAATATACAGGCACCATTTGGCACCACACTAAGATATGAGGAAGCTCTTGCCGCATAAACTAAAAGAGCCAAATGTATTAAATTTATTTGATGCACGTAAGTCGAATACTATTGTTCCGTACTTTGAATACATAGCCATTCCTTACACCTATAACATCGAAGAATCATTAAATAAATGGATACTAAAGCATTTAAAAGGTCGATACTTTGTAGGAACTACTATTGATATTTCAACAAATTCTAACAAAGTAGAAACACTAATAAAAGTGGGCTTTGAAGACTCAAAAGAAATGAGTTATTTCATGTTAGCCTGTCCACTTTTAAAGTACAAATAACAAAGTACATATAATTAATTATACACAAGGAGAAAACTTATGGCTGATGAACAAAAAAACGTAGAACAAGAAGCACCACAATCGCAAGCACCAGAGGCGCAGGCGGCTGAACTAACAGTGCAAGACTTGACTGCAATTAAACAGATTATTGATGTTGCAAGCTCGCGTGGAGCGTTTAAAGCAAACGAAATGGCTGTTGTAGGTACAACATATAACAAATTGGAATCTTTCTTAGGTGCTGTGGCAGCGCAACAGGAACCCCAGGAAGAACCTAAAGGAGAGTAATTATGGCTCTAAAACACGTAGGAAGAGTTGCCAACACAGGCAAAAAAGTATTAGTTGCATATAGAGTGGTTCCTGGAGAACCTGACTCATGCTTAGTAATACCAACACAAGCACTTGATGCGGCACAACACGACTCTGCTATTAAAGTAGTAGAATCAAACGCAGGTCAAAATGCATACGAACTAGCAGAAGCAATGTCTCGTACTACATTACCAGACGGCATGAATATGTTAGTAGGAATGCAAAAGTATGGTAAGATGGTTAAAGCAAAAACTGACACAATTGAAATGACTCCTGACAGTAAAAGCATTGTTAACTTAGCAGAACTTAACAAAATGATTGCTGAACAAAAAGGTGTAACAGTTGCAGACTTAGCATTAAAAGGCGGAGATGGTAAAACTGTACAACCTAAAGATTCAGGTCCAGCAATTAACCCATTAGACACTTATAGTTCAAATACACCCACATCAGACGGTGTCTTAACTGACGAAGATTTGGCAGCACAATATCGTTCACAAGCTGATGCTCTATTTAAAGAAGCAAAGGTATTAAGAGAACAAGCAGAGGAACTGGTTCCCACAAAGAAAAAGTCCAAAGCCAGTGCCAAAACCGCCCAATAAGAAACTTCCACAAGAAGTAATTAATCATTGGCCCGAGGTATTCGAAGATGTTGACATAGACGTTGTCCCTCTCGAATACCTCGAATCAGTACGAGTTGAATTTAAAGACGGCAAGATTTGGGATATAGATATTAATACCCAAAAGAACAAAGTTGAGGATTTAGAAAAATCTTTAGATGATTTGTTTGATCAGTATCAAGATCACATCAAAAATGTTGATTTTAGACTCAATACCAAACGAGTCAAACAAGACATTACAACAAGAACAAGAAAATTTCTAAAGCTGAGAAGATAGTTCAGATGGATAAATACTAATAACAAATAAACATGTTATCAGGAGTTAACTAGAATGGCATTACAGATCAGACGTGGCACAGATGCTGAACGTACCGCAGGTGGCGGTGTAGTATTCGCAAACGGCGAGTTGGTGTATGTAACAGATACCGACAAATTATTTATAGGTGACGGAGCAACGCCTGGTGGTATGCCACTAGCTGGTTCAGCTATAGCAACATTAGGCGAATATATTACCGCAGACACAATAAATTCAACATTAGACTTACAACAAAATTTAGACCTTAATGGCAAAGACATAATTGGTACAGGTAATATTAATATTGCTGGTACTATTAATGCTACTGGCAATGTAAACATTGGTGACGATGTTAACACGGACACGGTAGACTTTGCAGCAAAAATAACAAGTTCATTAACTCCGAACGCAGACGCTACATACGACTTAGGTACAACTTTACTAAAATGGAATAACATACACGCAGTAAGACTTGACGGTGACGTAGAAGGTAGTGTGTTTGGAGATGATAGTACATTACTAGTAGATGGAGTTAGCAATAAGATTGTTGGCGCAGTAGATACCGCAAGTTTAAGAACAAGTGAATCAAAAATTGCACTTGGTGAAGAAGCTGGAAATGATACACAAGGCAGTAATGCAATCGCAATAGGGTATAAGACAGGTCGGCTCCAACAAAGTGCAGCGGCCGTTGCAGTTGGTGATCAAGCAGGTAATCTGTATCAAGGTGCCGGCAGTGTTGCAGTTGGTCAAACCGCAGGTAAAACAAGCCAAGGCGCATCAGCAATAGCAATTGGATCAGCCGCAGGACAAGTTAATCAAGGTCAAGCTGCAATAGCAATTGGAGAGTATGCAGGTCAGTCAGACCAAGCCGCAAACTCAATTATAATTAACGCATCAGGTAATTCTGTAACAGACGGTCCAACAGGTAGTTTAGTAATTAAGCCAATTAGAGATGCAGTTGGTACAACCGTAGTAATGTACGATAACTCAACAAACGAAGTAACACATACAGCAAGCCCTGCATTTGACTTAACTGGTAACTTAAAGGGTGACGTTGTTGCAACAAACGGTACTATAATTTTACAGAACGGTAGTGACGGCACAGACGCTACATTTACTGGAGCAGTAGTAGGTGTTGTAGACGGTGTTCTTGGCGGAAATACACCATATGCAATAACAGGTACAACAATAGTTGCAAACACAGGCTTTACTGGTAACTTAACTGGTAATGTAGTAGGTAACTTAACTGGTGATTTAACTGGATCTGTATTTGCAGACAACAGTACTTTACTAGTAGACGCAGTTGCAGGATCTATTCCAGGTGCTAATATTACTGGCACACTAACAAATAATTTAACCGGTAATGCTACTGGTGATCATTCAGGAACTTTTACAGGTAATGTGTTTACTACACTAATTGATTCAGATGATTCAAGTCCAATTACAGTTACTCCAAGAATGGACTTTAGTTCAGACGTTATAGTAAACAATAGTATACGTTTAACTACAACAGGGTTTCCAGGAAGTGAAACTGTTATAATAGATAACACAGGAACTGTTAATTGTGCAAGATTAGAAACACAATCTATTGCTCATATAGGCGGCGGTGAAATAAACTTTAGCAATCGAGTAGGGTTTGATAAAGATGCAACATTTGCAGGACAATCTACATTTATAGATAAAGTAAGTGTTCAAACTATTACTGGCGTAGTTGAAGGTAAATTTGCTGTAGAAACATTTACTGGTGATCCAGATGATGATGCTTCAGTTGCAGATCTTGCAAATTATAATAAACATTTTGAAGCTACTATAGAAAAAGCAACATTTGGTGTGCCGGCACAATTTGCTAATATGACAACTGGTGTTCGAAATGCACTAACACCGGCAGCTGGTATGGTTGTGTTTAATACTACAGAGACAAAATTACAAGTATACACAGGTTCAGCCTGGGCAGACTTACACTAATACTTAAATAAAATTTAGTCACAAAAAAAGGAGCGTTATTGCTCCTTTTTTATTCTTTAATTTACCTTATACTTTAAGTATACATTCAACTAATTTTTCTTCTTCTGAACTGTTAGATTCTAGCGCAACACCTACCATGCTTCCGCCATTAATTGCGGTACTTGCAGTTCCATTATCGAAAATGTATACTGCTTGTCCTTTCTTAACGGCACCCATTATGCGAGTTGGTACACGACCTTTAAGTGCTACTGCTACGCCACCTTCTAATCCATCGTTCATTAATAATGCAGGATCAGTTGATATAACACCTACTGCAATACGTCCTTGTGAACTAGGTTCAACTTCGTATTCTTCGCTACTGCTAATACAAACAACAGTACCAGGTATTAAGTCTTCTTGTGCTGTGTATTTCTCTGCCAAGTCAGCATAGTTAGCAGTTACAGCATTACCTGTCAAATTGCCTATAAAATTGCCTTGGCTTAAAGTAATACCGTCGGATGTAAATGTACTATGTGCTGACCCATCTCGTACCACTGTCATTGCTGACGCTGTAACTGTAGCACTTGTGCCTCCACTAACAATAGAATTAGTTGAAACTCCGCCAACTGCATTAGTAACAGCAGTGTCAACTTCTGATGTACTATAAACATCTAAGTTAGTTCTTGCAGTTGATGCTGTAGTAGCACCAGTGCCGCCTGCTGTTATAGGTAATGTTGATCCCGATGATCCAAAACTAATATTTTCAGCGTATAAATTATCAAAGTAGCCGTCTTTATCAGTACCTACGTCATTTACTTGTCCTACAAATTTTGTTGATGCAGTAATAGTTGTACCGCCAATAAGTGATGCTGATATATCAGATACAAAAATATCACCGCTTGCGTCTCTAGCAACTAAGTTATTTGCTGAATTAGTAGTAGTGGCGTCAATACCTAATTGTATGGCGGCAGTTTCTCTTTCTGTGCCATCTAAAGTAGTGTTTACATATACATTTAAATATGGATCTTCATTCCAAACACTAACATGTTTTACATAACTGCCTGTAGTATCTGTTCCTAATGCAATTGAATTTCCAACTGTACTTAATGTTAAAGTTACATTCTCAGATCCATCTAATGACACAACACCACTGGCGTCACCGTCTACAGTAATTGTTCTTGCAGTGGTCCATTGTGCTGCCGATG